GTCCCTGCGGCGATCTGTCCCCCCGTGATGGTGGCTGCCGCGATCTCGTTGGCCGTGACTGCACCGGCCGCGAGCTTGGCCGTCGTGATGGCGCCCGACTGGATCGCCGCCGCGCTGATGGAGTTGGCCGCCACCTTGTCGGCCGTGACAGCCCCAGCGTCGAGCTTGGCCGTGGTGACCGCGCCTACGGCGATCTTGGCGGCGGAGACGGCGCCGTCGACGATCAGGCTGGCGTCGGCCATCTCCTCGATCCGAAGATCCTGGACCTCGTGATTGCCGGCAGTCCCGTTGTAGTTCATCAACGCGCCGACGGACATCGTGCGCGCAGTTGCTGGGAATGGTCGGCTGGTCCCGAGTCCGAACTGGCCTTCGTAGTCCGTCCATGCGGAAGGGACCGCTACACCGCTTGCGGGGTAGAACCACGCAGTGCCGTCGCCACCAATGACTGAGCCGGCCGAGTTGCGCAGGTCGACGACGAGGTAGAAGGTGCCGTTTGCTCCAACGCTCCTGGCCTTGCAGCGGACCCGGTAGGCCTTGTTGGGGTTGAAAGCGATCTGCCGTGAAGCGGCGTAGGAGTTCCCAGCCCCCGGGTTGGAGCGAATCGCCTTGGCGCCAGCCACTCCGTCGGTCAGCGTCACGATGGACCAGGTAGCGCCCCACAGGCCCGTAGATGGCCATGCGGCTGCGTCACTCGTGAACGGATCGTCGTTGAGGGCTGAACCGCGACCAGTCACCAGGAGCTTGTCGGTCGTGATGGCCCCAGCCGCGATCTGGCTGGCACCAATGGCACCCGCGGCGATCTGTCCCGCTGTGATCGTGTTGCTCGCGATCTGCGAGGCAGTGATGGTGTTGGCCGCGAGCCTGTCGCCGGTGATCGTGCCGGCAGCGAGATCACCCGCCTGGATCGAGCCCGCCGCGATCTTGCCGGCCACCACGGCGCCAGCAGCCAACTCCGACGAGGTGATCGCATTGGCCGCGATCTGGGCTGCCGTGATGGTGTCTGCAGCGATGACCGCCGCGGTGACGGAGCCCGCTGCGAGCTTGGCAGTGCTGATCGCCCCATCAGTGATCTGCGTGCCGGTGATCTGCCCGGTGACCTTGGCGGCGCCGATGGCTGCCAGTTGGGTGTCGCTCAGTTGCCCGGTGATCTGGGAGGCTGCGACCGAGGCGATCTGTGCAGCCGCCAGCGTCCCTGAGATGTCCCCGGCCGGGACGGTGGCCACATAGGCCGACCCGCTCCAGCGGTAGAGCTTGCCGTCGTTCGTGTTGAAGATCGAGTTGGTGCTCTTGGTGCCGGGTACCGAGGTCACCACCGTGATCGGCTCGATCCCCGAGGCGAACTTGGCCGTCGAAATGGAGGCGTCGGCGATCTGCGAGGCGACCACCTGACCGGTGAGCTTGGCCGCACCGACGGCGGCGATCTGGCTGTCGGTGAGTTGCCCGGTGACCTTGGAGGCGGCAAGACCTGCGATCTGAGCGTCGGTGACGGTGCCGGTCAGGTCGCTCGTCGGGACGGTGGCGACGTAGGCCGCGCCACTCCACCGGTAGGTCTTGCTGTCGTCGGTCCGGAAGATCGTGTTCGTGCTCTTGGTGGTGGGAAGAGCCCCGGTGACGATGGTCAGCGGCTCGATGCCGGAGGCGAACTTGGCGGTGGTGAGCGTGGCATCGGCGATCTTGGCGGCGATCACCGCGCCGTCGGCGATCTGGGCACTGGCCACCGTGCCGCTCAGGTCCGTCGTCGGCACGGCGGCGGTGTAGGCCGTACCGCTCCAGCGGTAGAGCTTGCCCGTGCCGGTGAGGTAGATCGTGTTGGTGGACTTGGTGGTGGGCACCGTGCTGCCGGTCACCACCGTCACCGGCTCCACGCCGGAGGCGAACTTGGTCGCGTCCACGATGGCGGGAAGCTGCGAGGCGATGATGGACCCAGCGATCGACCCGAGGCTGATCGAGCCGCCGCCACCGCCCACCAGCGTGCCTCCAGGCGTGAGGGTCACATCAGCGTTGCTGATGCCAGCCGAGGTGTAGGTGAACGTGATGCTGGCCGCGGCTGCGCTCTCGTTGCCGCTCGTGTCCTTGTGCTTGGCCAGCACCGTGTAGGTGCCCGAGGCCGGGCGCACCCAGGTCCACTTGTTGGCCGCCCCGTCAAAGAGCCGCGTGCCACTGGCCCAGGCTGCCCCGGACTTCAGGACCGTGCTGGCGTAGTCCGCATCGGTTGCCGGGGTCCAGGAGAACTCCACCCCGGCCTCCGTGACGATGTAGCCGAAGCTGCCCACGTTGGCCGGCGGACTGCTCTTGCCCACCACCTCGTGCAGCACCGGCTTGCACCAGGCGCCCTTGACGAGCGAGTTGAAGGCCCGGGCCTTGATAAGGTAGATCAGCCCGTCGCGGATGCTCTCGGTCAGAAACACCACGCTCTGGCCGCCGGGGGCCTCGACGCTCTGCCACTCGTCCTCGGTCTGCCAGGCGAAGCCGTAGCGCACCTCCACCCCACCGCCGTCCGTGACGAAAGCGTCAGTGATGGCGTTCCAGCCCACCTCGATGCGGCTGACGATGGTGCCGTCGGACTGCTTGAGCAGCTGGCTCGTGCCGCTGGCACAGGTCAGCCCCGTGATGGGCGGCACCCGCCAGGGGCTGGGGAACAAGGTGTTGGGCGCTGGGTCGGTGTCGGCGAAGCTCGTGCCCAGGGCCCAGATGCTGGGATCGGTCTCCTTCAGGCTCAGCTGGATGCCGCCGTCCAGCGTCCAGGAGACATCCAGCACCTCGAACGCCTTGGCCGACCACCCGAAGCGCGGCAGCGTGACGTACAGGGTGTCGAAGACCTCCACCGGAAACGCCCGCATGTTGCACAGCAGGCTCACCCTCAGCCCCTGGCGCGCGTCCCGCATGGCCACCGCCGCGACCTGCTGTGCCTGGCCGGTGAAGGTCACGGCGTTGAGCTGGAGGTCCAGCGGCAGCTCGGCGCCGTCCTCGGCGATGTAGGAGGCGGCCGCCACCCGCGGGTAGTCGCCCACAAGGTAGTCGCGGGTCTCGTCGGCAAACTTCCCCGTGGCGACGTTGAAGACGTCCGAACGGTTGGCCCGGGCCTGGACTTGCACGGCCTGGCTGCCCACGAGCCAGGACTCGTCCAGGGTCTGCAGCGGGGTGACATAGCTGCCGGCCTTGACCCGCAGCTGCCCGTCGACGAACACCCAGCGTCCGGCCATGGCGCGGGCCAGGTCGTCCAGGATGTCCTTGGCGCGGGTGCCGGACTTCACCGCGAGGCCTGCGGTGTAGAGGGCCCGGCTGTAGGTTCGGCCGTTCACGACGTAGTTGCTGGCCGTGTCGCAGACGTTGGCGGCGGTGATGACGCTAGCGTCGTTGACCGTGGCCGCGCTCTGGCGCCCCAGCAGCGGCGAGGTGGCGACGTACCGCATCATCAGCGCGGGGTTCTGGCTCCAGGCGGTCGTTCCCGTCCTCGGGTCGTAGAGCTTGGCGCCACGCACCTGGGCGCTGACGTTGGGCAGGCCAGAAGGGAAGGCATCGGGGTCGTAGTCGAGCTCGACCACCAGGTAGGCCAGACCCGTGAGGGTGTGGGCGGACGTCCAGACCCCGGGGAGCGAGGCGATCATCCCGGCGTCGGCTGCCTGGCCGGCGGTGCCCAGGTACTTGCGCACCCGGGCCTTGCTGCTGGAAGCGTTCCAGCGGTAGCTGACGTAGGCCGAGACGCCCGCCACGGGCGAGCCGGTGACAGTCAGCACCGAGCCGGACACCGAGGCGTAGGGGGTGAGGTCGTAGTCGCTCTGCCCTTCGCCGGAGCCCGTGGAGTAGATCACCCGCACCGTGCCGGCCTGCGGGGCCTGGGGAAGCGTGACGCTGCCGTTACCCGATCCGTCCAGCGCGATGACGGCCTGGTCGTCGGTGTACTCCTCGGTGCGGGTCCAGGGGCTCTGGGCGGGCTGGTAGGCGATGGTCACCGTTCCCGTGGAGCCGGCGGTGCCGCCCGAAACCGTGACGCTGGAGCCGCTCACGCTCACCCCCAGGCTGACCTGGGTGGTGCCGTAGGCGACGGTGGCCGAGACGGTGCCGGCCGCCGGCTCGCTGCTCAGCGTGAAGGTGGCCGAAGTGCCGGTGAGCGTGAAGAGGTCGCGCCGATTGACGGCCAGCACATTGCCCGAGCCATCGAGCGTGACGCGCTCGTCGTCGAAGAAGATGTGCTCGACGGCGTCGATCTCGTGGGCGGCCAGGATGAGTGCGAACACAAGGTGCTCGCGGTTCGTGCCGTAGCTGCCGATGTAGGCCAGCGGCCCGGAGACGCGCTGGCGGCCGAGCACGATCTGGCGCGGCTCAGTGGCGCCACGGGACATCACGTAGCGGTCGCGCAGGCTCGCGTTGTACGCGTCGCGGGCGGCTGACTGCTGCCGGCGCTGGTTCTCCCTCAGCGTGTAGACGGCGGCGGTGGCGACGATGGCCTGCGAGGCGAGGTAGATCTGCCCCGCGGTCAGCACCATCTCGGTGCCGATGGCCGCAGCGATGTACTCGATGGCAGCGGCTACGGCTACAGGCACTTGGCCACCCTCCAGGCGGAAGTTGCGGAGTCGATGGGCAGCGCAGCGAGGCCCTGCTCGGCCGGCACCAGCCAGACAGGGCCGGCGCAGACGGCGAGCAGTTCGCGGCCGTCGTGCTCGACCAGGCCGATGTCGCCCACCTGGGCGCACAGCGCGGGAATGGACTCACCGGCTCGGGCAGCCACGGCCTGCAGGCCGCCGAGGTCGGTCAGCAGTTCCAACGCCTCGCGGGCATCGGCATAAGTGCCTCTGAACTCGGCAGCCGGGTCCTCGCCGGTCTGGGCCAGTACCGCATCCGCTGCGAACAGGCAGCAGTCGTGCGCTCCCCAGGCAAAGGGCGCGGCCATACGACTGGCGATCAGCGCATCGAGTTGCTGGCGCCAGGCACACGGCTGCAGATCCGCGATGGCGTCGTGGAGCCTCATCTCGGTGCGGCTCACTTGCGCCCCCAACTCGCCGCCGGCCACACCACCCGCATGTCCTGCTGGTCAGCCATGTACTGCAAGCTCGGGTCGTTGGCGGCCAGGCGCCGCTGCTCCGCGTCGCTGTACAGGCTCACCGTCGGGCGGATAAGGTCGATTCCGGCGTGCTCGGCGCTCACCTTGATGGTGGCCGTGGCTGGCCCGTCCTCGATGGCCATGACGTCCAACAGGCCCGACCAGCGCAGGTAGGTGGCCAGCACCGCGTAGGTGTCAGGATCAAAGATCGCGAGCTTCACGCGGGCGGCCTTGCCCTGCACCGGCTCGGCCAGCGCGAGCGACACGCTGGTGGTGGGCACGCCAGAGAGCTCGAAGCGCAGCGGCTTGACCTCGGAGGGCGAGTCCTGGATGGCCTCGATGCGGCCCAGGCCTGCGGTGCCGAGGTAGGTGTTGGCCCCGACCACGAGGTCGAGGCTGGAGGTGTTTAGGTACAGCGGCGCGGCGAGATCCATCTCGACCAGGATCGCGATGGGCAGCGGCGATCGCTGCAGGGCCGCCAGCGCTGCAGGGGACAGGGTTCGCATGGTCAGAAGACTTCGATCAGGTCCAGGCTCGCGCCCTCGGTGAAACCGGGGCTCCAGACCGTGGGCACGCCGTCGGGCGTCTTGAGCATGAAGTTGGCGGTGGGCGCGTTCCAGGTCACGGCCGTGCCCAGGCCCTTGGCAGCGCGCAGCCGCGGCTGGATCTCGACGCCTGCCATGAGCCCAGAGCCGTCTGCGGTGGCGTTGGCCATCACCCGGCACAGCTGCCCGCCGATGCCCAGCATGTCCCCGGCCTTGAGCGTCGCGCCGGAGGTGGTGGTGAGGTTCACCGTGTTGGCCAGCTGGGAGGCAGCCGCCTGCAGCGTGGGCGAGCCGCGCATCGTTCCCTGCGGCGCACTGAGCTTCAGGTGCGGCATGGCAATCAGGTGCGCCATGCCCTTGAGCCGGTCGAAGAATGCTTCGCGCGCGGCGATCTCCAGCGGGTCGGTGGTGGGCACGAGGTCGACCTTGGCCTGCCAGCGCTCGCCAAGCAGGTCGATGACCTGGGTGGCGGGCGTGTAGGGGCCCACAAAGGTGCGCAGGTTGGGCATCACCCGTAGCTCGAAGCGCCTCACGCCCCAGCCCGGCCATGCGTAGGTGGTCATGACAGCACCCCCTCGCGCATCTGCCGGCGGATCTGCGTCTGCATCTCGGCGTTGTTGCGGGCCAGGGCCGCAGAGACTTCGGCGCGGCTCACGCCCTGGCCCACGTTGAGCACCTGGCCGGAGAAGTCGAAGTTGACGGACTTGCCGGAGCCGCCGGGACCGGAGCTTCGGGCCTCGATGGCGGTCTGCACTCGCTCGCCCTTGTGCAGGATCGCAGGGAAGCCGTCGTAGGGCACGTAGTCGATGCCCGAGGCCAGCGGAAAGCCGAAGAACTTGCCGATCCCGGAGAAGAGCGCGCCCCAGCCGATGAAGCCCCCGGCGCTGTTCATCAGAGTGCTCTGCATCGCCATGCGCACGATGCTGCGGACATATTCCTCGGCCATGAAGCCGAAGAGGTCCGAGAAGCTCAGCTTGCCGGTCTTGGCGAAGTTGATGATCGCGTCCTCCATGCGCTGCATGGCGCCGTGGAACAGTTGGTCGCTCTTGGCGACTTGGCGGTCGAGTTCCTGCATCGAGAGTTGGGCCCTCTGGTCGATGAGCGTGCGAGCCTTGGCGCGTTGCTTGTCGGTCATCTGCTGCTCAGCCAGGCGCTTGAGCGATTGCTGGCGATCAATCTCGATCAGTGCCATGCCCCGCTCGCGCTCGTCGCGGATCAGGTTCGTGGCGGCCTTCTTGTTCTGCTCGACCAGGTCGTCCAGGAACTTGCCCCCGGAGAACTCGCGCCGCTTGGCCTGGAAGGCCTCCAGCGCCGCGGTCGCGTTGGCCACGTTGCGGGCGTAGATCATGTAGAGCTCGCCGCGCGTGGCAGCGTCCGCCCCGACGAGCGAGGTCGCAAGGTCGGCTTCAAGCTGGCGCTGCAGGTTCAGCCGCTCCAGCGCCTCGGCTGTTTGCCCGACGTCCTCGGCCTGCCGGATGTAGTTGACCGCGGCCGAATCCCCGGCCTTGACCAGGCCGGTGACCTTGGCGCGCTGGGCTTCTTCCTCCGCCGCTTCTTCGACCAGGCGCTTGATGCGGCGCTGGCGGGCTTCGATCTCCTCCAGCTGCATGATGTACGGGCGGGCCGCAGCCAGCACGCCCTTCTGGGCGGCCTCCAGTAGCAGCATCTCGGTGCGACCGCGCTGCTGCTCCTCCACCTGGCGCTTGAGCTGCTCCAGAAAGGCCTTGCCAGCACCCTCTTGCTTCTGATCGTCGGCCACCGCGCTGCGCACCTGCGCGGCCTGGGCGCTGCGCGCATCGGCGTTGGTCGCTTCGATGTCGGCCTGACGCTGCAGTTCGCGCAGGCGCTGCTGGGCGGCGGCGATCTGGGCGCGCAAACCGTCATTGAGGCTTCCCAGGCCCGGGATGACGGCCTCGCCTCGGCCGATGGCCCGGTTGCGCTCCAGCTGCCCTTGCAGAGCCTGCAGCAGCTTGAGCTGTGCGGAGATCTGATCCTGGAGGGAGTCGGGCTTGCCGACGCTCAGCGCCGCTTCCTTGGCCCGGCTGATGGCCTTGGTGACGGCCTCCCAGGCGCGCTCGATGGTGCCGAGTTGCTCGCGCTGACGGTCCAGCGACTTCGTCAGCAGGTCGTTGGTGAGAACGACCGCCTCGGCGTTGCGCGACTGGTCGGAAAGAACCTTGATGCGCCGGTACTCGGCCACGCTCAGGAAGTTGTAGCTCTCGTTGAGCTTGGCAGCGAACTTGGCCGGCGCCTCCAGCTGGTTCGCAAAGCCGGCGGCCACGTCCTTGCCGGCCTTGCCGCTCAGGTCCGAGATGCGCGAGACGGCCCGGGCCTGGCTCTCGATGGCCGCACTCGACGTCTGGCCGGTGGCCGCCAGCGCCAGCAAGATGTCGCGAGCACCGCCCACGGTCTGCTGCGAGGCCTCGGCCACACGGGTGGCCATGGCCCGCATGCGGTCCTCGGTCAGCCCGGCAGCGTTGCCGGTCAGCGTGAGGGTGTCGCGCAGTTCGGCTGCCTGCTTGGCGCCGAAGTAGTACGCTGCCGCAAAGCCCCCCATCGCCGCCGCGCTTGCCCCGATGGCAGCGTTCAGCGGCGTGATCAGCCCAAGAACGCCGCGGATGGCAGGAACGATGCCGCCGTAGGCGTCCTTAATCTGGCCGCCTTGCTGGATGAGCACCAGGTAGGCGGGCATGCCGCCTGCCAGGCTCGTGACCACATCGGTCATCTGCATGGCGAGCTGCCGGTTGGCCTGGCGCAGCAGGTTGGCCTCGACGCGCGCCTCGCGGGAGGTCGCGTTGTAGCGGTCCATGTTGGCCGCGCTGCCGCGCATGGCGGCGCCTGAGGCGTCAGCCGCCATCGTCTGGGACTTCTCCCAGGACTTGATGGTGGCGTCCAGGCTCTTGATCGAGGCGAGCATGCGCTGGGCTTGCCGCTCGGTCATGTTGCCGGCCTCCATCATGGCCGACAGCAGCCCCGAGGTGCTGGCGCTGACCTCGATGTTCAGGGCTTGGCTGGTCACGGGTTGGCCTTCTTCACGCTGCCTTGCGCAGGGTGCGGTAGGTCTTGAGGTAGCGCTGGCCCGCAACAAGCACGGTCAGCCGCTCCATCAGCACCCGCTCCACGGCCTTGAGCGCCTCCTCCTTCTTGGCGAGGAAGGCGGGACGGAAGAAGGGGCGCGGAGGCACCCAGCGCACCAGCCCCTTCTTGCGGGCTATCTCGCGGCGCTGAGCCCGGGTGCCGGGGATGGAGGTGGGCGTGCGGGTGAAGTGGCCGTACTCGACCCAGCGGGCGTAGTAGGCGTCGTGCTTGTTGGTCTTGCCGGTGGCGGTGCGCTTGCCGCTACGCACCCCCACCCTGAACACCTCGGTGGTGGCCGTGCAGCGGTTGACGGCCCGGGCGCTGTAGATCGCCCGCTTGAGCGTACCCGGAGGCGGGACATGGCTGGCCTTGGGCGCGTAGCGGCCGGTGTCGAGGTTGAACTCGACGTAGATCGGCGCGCGGCGCACGACCTCGTCCTTGATGACCCGGGCGCCCGTGGCCACCGCTCCAGTGAGAGCCCGGCGCTGCACCTTCTCAGGCAGCGAGCGCATCTCGGCGAGCAAGGCAGCCAGGCCCTGGGCTTGAACGGTGATGCCTGAGCTCATACGCGGTTCCTCATGTCTTGACTCCAAAGACCGCCTGCTTGATCAACTCGGACTGCGCCTGCGGGTCGTTCAACAGCACAGCGGCCGTGGCGCGCTCGATGCCGCTCATGGCCCGCTCCAGCGCCGGAAAGAAGTCCCGCGCCGCCCACGGCTCGCTGCGGGCCCGGGGGTCACGGTTCACGTTGGCCAAGGTGGCGCAGATCTGCCCGGCCCGGAAGTCGGCCTGTAGCGGCCCCCACGGCTCCAGCTCGCTGTAGGCGACCATCTCGGTGATGTCGGCGCTGGTGACGCTGGCAAGCAGCTCTGCCGGGGTGCGGCCGGTGGCCAGCGCCCAGCGCAGGATGAGCCGCCGCTCGGGCCGGGCGATCAGTTTCCCTGGGCGGTCTCCACGGCACCGGCGCCCACATCGTTGAGTCGCTCGGCCACGCGGTAGACCCGGTCCAGCGCCACGCCCGATTTCGCCCCCAGCAGCCCGACCTCGTCTGGACCGAAGAGCGGCTGGCCGGCTTCGTCGACCAGGCAGGCGGCAAGCAGCCGGATGCGGTACTGGCTCATGTCGACCTTCTTGTCTGCGCCCAGGAGAGAGGCTCCCAGGGCGTCGCGCTCGGCGCCGGTCATCATGCGCACACGCACCGCGCCGCCCCACTCGGGAACGGCGACTTCTTCGCTTGCGAGGTCCTGGGCCGCGAGGATCTGCTCGCGGGAGAGGATGGCGGTCTTCATGCTGCTCAATCCCTCGCTCATGCCCAGGTCACCGCGCCAGTGATGCGCAGTTCGGCCTGGCGCTTGACGATCTGGTCCACCCCGCCGTTGCTCGCGAACTTACGCACGAAGGCCGAGAAGGTCGCGGTGTTGTTGTTCGGCAGCGTGAGCTTGAACTGCTTGGCCAGGCTCGAATTGAAGGCAGCCAGGATGACGACCTGACCCGCATCGGTGTTGTCCTGATCGAACTCCAGCTGCAGCTGGCCGAAGTCCACCAGACCCAGCTTGAACTCCTTGGCGGTGCTGGACATGTTGGTCACGTCCAGTTCGGTGGGCTGGCCGTCAAAGCCGCTGTAGGTCTTGAAGTTGCCCACCGTCGTCCACTGCACCGGGGTGGCCGAGCCAGCGGCGGTAATGGTCAGGCCCGTCGTGTCAATGTCGAAGGCGATCGTGTTGGTGGTGCGGTTGCGCACCACCACCGATTGCCCGTTAAGCGTGGCGGCACCCGTGCCGGTCAGGCCGGCGAGGGAGACCACATCACCGTTGGCAAAGCCGTGCGCGGTGATGGTGAGGATGGTCGGGTTGCCGATGGCGATACCCGTGATGGTCTTGGCTGCGCCCGTGCCGTTGCCGACTTGAAGCGTGGAGCCTTGTGCTGAGATGGCGGTGCTGGGCATGGGAGCCTCCAATGAAGAAGGCCGCGGGGCCGGTCACAGGGACCAAGCGCAGCCGCGGCCGGTTGAGAAAACTGTCGATCAAAGCCTCAGTTGCTGGCCCAGATCGAGTACTCCTTGCTGACCCGCCAGGCGCGCACCGGCTCCTCGTAGAGGTCCTGGGTGCCCAGCGGGACGTTCTGCACGCCCCAGGCGGCCATGGCGGCCTCCAGGGCGCTCTCCAGCGCGACGAGCTCGCTCACCTGGCGGCTCAAGATGTCGATCTGGATATGGGTGTTCTGCAGGTCGCTCGGGCCCTCGAGGCTGACGTTGGGCACCGACGCCACCCGGATCCACACGATGTAGGGGAAGACCGGCGGTTCGGTGGTGTTCACGCCGTACCAGACCCCGCCTGATGGCGAGAGGGTCGAGAGCACGGTCTGGATGTCCTGAACGAGTGTGGTCATGACCTCAACCCGGGTTCAGGCCTTCGCTGCAAGCGAGCACCAGGCTCACCCGGGCCATCTCCGGCTCGATGACCGACAGCACGTTGAAGATCCGGGCGCCGAAGAGCACCCGCATGGCAGAGGTGACGCCTGCCCGGTAGCGGATCGTGACCAGGTGGCTCGTCTCGGCGTTGACCGCTTGCGCGGCGACCATCTCGCGCCCGTCCAGCGGCTCGATCCGCGCCCAGCAAGTCGCCCAATCGGTCCAGGTGGTGGACTGCTGGCCGTAGGAGTCTCGGGTGGATCCGCGAACTTGCAGCGTGATGCGCCGGTTCAGGTCGCCGGCCTGGAGCATGGTGGTGGTCATGCCAGCACCAGCCTCCAGGGATCGAGCAGCCGATCGACGAAAGGCACGCTCTCCAAGCGCCCGCGGGCCAGGGCCGTGACGTCAGAGCGCAGGTCGTACAGGCTCGCCAGGCGCATCTTCTGCCAGGTCTTGATGCCCTCGGGCACCGCGCCAATGAAGCTCGTGCCCGATCCGGTGTCAGTGAGGTCGATCGCGGCCCCGCCCGAGGTCGCGGCCAGGGTGTAGACCCCGGCTGCGGGGACTGACTGGACGAAGTAGTCGGTGTCGGGTTGCAGCGGCGCGGGCGGCGCCCCGCCGGAGTTGGACAACCGCACCATGTCGCCTACAGCGAGCATCTTCCACAGCCCGCCCTTGATGGTGATCGTGTTGGCCGCAGCGTCTGCTGCGATCGGCGAGGCGTCCCCTGCCTCGTAGACCACCTCCACCGCGCCGATCTGAGGCAGCGGGATGGGCCAGATCTTGCCGAACACCGGGGTGATGCGGGCCACGGGGCCGGTGAGGTCGACCGCGTAGTCGGTGGCCGGCATCGTTTGCTGCACGCCCGTCATGTCCACGTACTTGACCCACTTCACGGCAAGCACCGGCCCGTACTCCAGGCAGATCGCATGGCCGGGCAGCGAGTAGCTGCGACCCCAGGGCACGCCCATGAGCGACGGGCCGGGGAAACTGTCGAGCACCAACCGGTAGCGCGTGGCCACCAGCGTGCGCAGGCACTCAGCCTGGGCAAAGCTCGTGGTCGCCCGGATCGCCATGTCCAGCACCGTGTCGTCAGCCGTCAGGTCCTGACGCACGTGGTTGCGCGCCTCGATGACGTCGATCGGCCGTGCGGCCGGGCCGATCAGGGTCTGCAGGGGCATGGGCCAGCGACCGGCTCAAGGATTGGTCGTAACTTCGGCCACCGCGTCGGCCTGACGCCTGGCGGTGGTGGCCTTGGCGGTGGCCTTCTCTGCAGCGGCCTCAGCCGCTTCGGCCGCAGCCTGTGCCTTCTCGGCGTCGTCGGGGACATCGACCAACTCGCCGTTGCAGAGCGCGATCTGGCGCTGGCTGGCCTCGGTCACGGGGTAGTGCTTGCCGGCTTCGAAGATCGCCACGGCGTTGCCGCCGGAGTCGGTCTCGAAGTAGGTGTCGGTGATGAGGATGGCTTGCATAGACTGGCTCCTTGAAACAAGCGCAAATGAGAAAGCCCCGCAAGGCGAACGCCAGGCGGGGCACGAACTAAAGGTATCGGTGACGAGCTGGGTCAGCTACTTGGCGTACAAGGACGCACGCATGGTCTGCCGCTGCGTAGATGCGTCGAAAAGTGTTCGGCCCGCCCCAGGCGCGTTGTCATCCCAGAATCGGTCACGGACCTCTGTCACGAGGGCGTCCTCATCCACTGGCGGTCGGTGCTTCGGTCCTTTGGGATGCATCGTTGACCGCCTGAAATGCCCAGTCGTGTTTCGCATCAGGACAACGTTGGCGTAACGCTCCAACAAGTCGATGACCCACTCGACTTCCACCCTTCTCGGTGGAAGACAACGTAGGTAGGCCAGCAACAAGTCTGCGTAGCTCACATCTTGGTAGTCATCGCGGGCGGGGTCGCCGACATAGCGGACGATCTCGACGATGAACATGCTGATCGTGATTTCCCCAAGCTCGACCCGCCGGCCAACTCCCCGAAGCTTCTTCGGCAGCGTTTTGAGGCGGTTCTGAGCAGCCTTGGACAGCTGCCCAGATGCCGCTTTTGTGCCTGTGGATCGAACTGTCGCCA